GGGTTTCCCCGTGGCGAAGATATGCAATCATGATGGTCCTTCCAGCGCGCAGGGCGCGCAGCAGTGTTAAATGACCCCCAGCAGCACTAGACACAGCGCCACTAGGGAAACGAGAATGAGGGCTCGGTTTTCAGGTTCCACGGGTCAACCCTCAGAAAACGCAAATGCCCCGGGTGTAGCAGGATTCCACGTTAGCCCCTGCGGGAATGTCACCAGGGCGCAGAATGTAGAGTGCTGCACCCCGTGGGTCCGTTTGAATGTAGGTGTTCAGATCATCGCAATGCGCTTCAAGTGTTGACGCAACATCGCCCACGAATCGCCGTTCGTTAACGTCTCGCATGATCTTGGCCAATCGGCGCAGGGCTCCGGCTTCACGGTCTGCAACGAGGGAACGGGAACGGCGGTCATTGGCCTGAAGATACCGGCTGTTGTAATTGAACCAATACGGTTTACCCGTGGCTTCGTCACGTTCGATAACGCCGTGGTCGTTGCCGCATTCCATCTCATGCCATCGTTGCAGGGTGTTTGAGATACGGCGCAGGGATTCGGCTTCGTCGGAAGTGAAACCGAGGGTGCGCAGGGTGTTTTCCAGCGCCGCACGGCGCAGCAGTTCTTTTTTCGTCATGTCTTGACCTCCTGATATTGCGATGCTCTGGCGCATCCCATAGGGGGCAGAACCCCCTAGGCGATGAGTCAGGTGTCCATCGTTTCCCGCTCCTGACGGGCCAGGATCGCGGCCTCATAGTCTGGTGTTGCGTCAATCCTGACGGGTTTGTACGTGCTCATGGCGTAGGGTTGACCCTTGAGGGCGGCTTGAGCGGCTTTGGTGTAACCCTTGAACGCTGGCCGTCCGTGGTAGTCCGTGGATCGAATGACCACGTAACCCGCAGCGGTCAGGGCATCGTGTAGCCACGCATGCGCAGGGATGAAAGACCAGCCGTTATTCCCGGCTTGAATGTCCGTCACGGTGCGCAGGATCACGGCGGATTGGTCTGGCGTGTAGATTTTCACTTGGTACCCTTCAAAAGTGCAACGAGAACAAACACCGCCAGCACAAGGCCAGCGAAGAAAAGACGGACACCAAAGTATCCGAGGGAGTGCAAGAATTCCATGGTCAAGCCTCCACCTTGAAACGGAGACAATCCGTATAGCTGCCCGTGAAAACGATCCGGTATCCCCTGCGGGGGTCGGACCCCTTGCAAACGATAACGTTACCGTGTGCGTCTCTCTGTGCTGTGTACATGGTGCGGGTTATCCTTATGTTTAGAGTTCACATTGCTGCAGGTATTCATCCTCGGTCAGGCCGTGAAAGGCCAGCTCATAGCCCTTGTGACACAGCCGGAAATGTGCGCAGCTACTGCCCTTGGACTTGATGAACGACCACAGCCGATTGATCCGCACTTCACGAAAAAGCGAAGCCGGCATTCCATACATGCGCAATTCGTCGCGGATGAACTCGGCAAGGTCACGCCTACGGGTGAACTCCAATGCTGAGCCGTGGCTATCTGGCAGGTAGCATCCTGAGAGGCCATAAGACGTGGTGTAACGGGCGATTGTGGGCATGTTGGTCTCCTGGTTGATCGCCCCGACATGGAGCGCATGAGGCATCATCGGCCCTTGCCAGGCCCTTGTCACTAGGGACAAACCCTCATGTATAAACGTACAGTGTGAGCCCTGGGAAGGGTCCGGGGCCCGCCCGTAGCATGCGCAGCATGCAGCAGTCCTATTGCTTTCCCCCTCCGTTCCCCTATACTGTATAGAACCCCAGTAGGACAAACACCTATGAAGCTATCAAGGAAAGCACTAGAGACAGCCGCCAAGGAAACACCCATAGAGCACATTCTCGGTAGGCAAGTCTCCGGAGCACTTACTCCAAAACAGAGACGTTTCGCGCACGAGGTAGCCAAAGGCGCAACGAAAGCTGACGCATACCGGGCCAGTTACGACGTCACCAGTAAATACACCATGGCCAGCAAACCATACGAACTGATGCGCGACGAGAGAATCCAGAGAGAGATAGACGCCTATGCCCTGGCAATAGAGGCTGAGAAACACCGAACCCCTGCCGCGCTCCGCTCCTTAGTTATCAAAGGATTAGTTGAGATCGCCCTAAAGGACGACACCAAAGACGCTGTCCGCCTGCAGGCTCTCAAGACTATTGGCCAGATTACCGAGGTCCATGCGTTCACCGAGCATAGAGAAACGAAGGTAATAACGTCCAGTGAGGATGCACGGGCTAAGGTAATGGCAGAGCTTCGTGGCATTCTCACGGCACAAGCACAAGATGCCACGGTGATTGAAGCGGATGCTGATAGCCTGCTGCAGGAACTCAGCGTTAATTTTAACGCTGCAGCCGAGGGAAACGAGACGGCGCAGGACGCAGACCCACCCACCGGGCACCCCCCCGATGACGCAGCAGGAGTCCCGCGTCCTTAAACATACTATTCCACACGAACCATCCCTCTTTCCACTCAAACGCCCCTGTGTTCCACCCCACCCCCTCGATCTGGCGACACCCCCCCGGTCAGTCTTTCTACAAAAAATGGTGGGGGGTAGCAAAAAATTTGGGACTAAATTTTGGTGCCGTTAAATTTAACGGATGACATAAACTGGTTTAACAAACGTGGCTAAGTCTATGATTTGTAACGGTTTTTTGCTTGTTGTAGTGTTAAGGTGTGGGCTTGATGCTTAACGTGCCGTTAAATTTAACGGAAGTAAAGTAACGCTTTAAGAGTGTGCGCTAAGTTGTTGATTTGTAATGGAAAATCAGAAAAAGTGGCGCACGAAGAAAGTGTTGCAGAGTCCTCTGAGGAAGGTGTATGGGTCCAAGGAGGAGGTATTGGAGATGGGGATGACTGAGGCTCAGAAGGAAGTGTTTTTGGCTATAGATGTGTGGTGGTGCCGGTTTGGGTACGGGCCGAGCCTGAGGAACATTTGTGAGCTACGTGGGAAACCTGGGCTTGGAAGCACGAAGAAGATCGTGGATAGGTTGGTGAAGCTGGGTGCTTTGAAGAGGGTTGAGGGGATGGGTAGGTCTGTGCGGCCCACGTACATTTCATTCCGGGGGATGGAATGAAGCTGGATGATCTAGTGGCGAGTCTGTCTCCTGCGGATCAGGAGAAGCTATTACAGCAGGTACAAGATTACAAAGATGCTGTGGACAGGGAGAAGTGCCAGAAGAGTTTCATGGCGTATGTGAAGAAGATGTGGCCGGGGTTCATTCATGGCCGGCATCATGCGGTGATGGCTAAGAAGTTTGAGGAGATCGCTGAGGGGAAGTTGAAGAGGCTGATCATCAATCTTGGGCCTCGGCATACCAAAAGCGAGTTTGGTTCGTACCTGCTTCCTAGTTGGTTCCTTGGCCGGTATCCTGAGAAGAAAGTGATTCAAGCGTCTAACACTGCTGATCTGGCGGTGAACTTTGGCCGGAAAGTGCGTAACTTGGTAGGGTCGGAGGAGTACGCAAAGATCTTCCCGGATGTGGCTTTGAGACAGGACTCTAAGTCTGCTGGGAGATGGGCTACTAATAAGAATGGCGAGTACTTCGCTATTGGTGTTGGTGGAACCATGACGGGTAAAGGTGCTGATCTTCTTATCATTGACGATCCGCACTCGGAACAGGAGGCTGCTTTGGCCGCTGGCAGGCCGGAGGTTTATGACTCCGTGTTTGAGTGGTACTCATCTGGCCCGCGTCAGCGTCTCCAGCCTGGGGGAGCTATTGTGGTCATCATGACCCGGTGGTCAAAGTCGGACCTGACGGGCAAGATCCTGAAGACCGCTGGCGAGTTGGGGAAGGAAGATCAGTGGGAAGTCATTGAACTTCCGGCGATCATGCCTTCGGGTAAACCCTTATGGCCTGAGTTTTGGTCGCTGGAGGAACTGTCTGCTCTAAGAGATGAGTTGCCACCGGGTAAGTGGAACGCTCAGTACCAACAGAATCCCACCGCCGAAGAAGGAGCTATTGTCAAAAGAGAGTGGTGGAAGATCTGGGAGAAGGAGAAGCCTCCTTCATGTGAGTTCATCATCCAGTCTTGGGACACTGCCTTTACTAAGGGTGAGCGAAACGACTACTCTGCGTGTACTACGTGGGGTGTGTTCCACATGAACGAAGATGAAAATGACGTAAATATCATCTTGTTGGACTGTTTTCAGAAGCGAATGGAGTTTCCTGAACTGAAAGAAAAGGCACTGGCTCACTATAGAGAGTGGGAACCTGATGCTTTCATCGTGGAAGCGAAGGCTGCAGGGGCTCCGCTGATCTTTGAACTGCGGGCGATGGGCATTCCGGTGTCTGAATACACCCCAAGTAGGGGGAACGACAAGTTTGTCCGTATCAATTCTGTGGCAGACCTGTTCCAATCAGGTAAAGTCTGGGCTCCAGACACTCGGTGGGCTAGAGAACTCATCGAAAACATGGCCGCTTTCCCGAACGCACCCCATGATGATGACGTAGACAGCGCCGTACAAGCGTTGATCCGCTTCCGGCAGGGTGGTTTCCTGCGTCTACAGACAGACGAACAGGACGAAATGCGGTCTTTCAAGCGCAAAGTCGCTTTCTACTAAGGATTTGACATGGCAACGAACTTCGACCCCGCGATGATGCCCCTTGACATGGGCGTTATGACCGAAGAACCGGCTCTGGAGATTGAAATTGAAGATCCTGAGAGCGTAAAAATTGGGATTGACGGGGTTGAGATTGAACTGATGCCGGAACCTGAGACGGCGGACACCTTTGACGCAAATCTTGCGGAGTACATGGACGACGGGGAGCTTCAAACCCTGGCTTCTGACCTCATTTCCCTCGTAGATGCAGACATTAACAGTCGCAAAGACTGGACAGAAATGTTTGTCAAGGGCCTAGAGGTTCTTGGCATGAAGTACGAAGAGCGTACTGAGCCCTGGAACGGGGCTTGTGGGGTGTATTCACCTCTTTTGACTGAAGCCGCAATCCGTTTTCAGTCGGAGATGATCACTGAAACATTCCCGGCGCAAGGCCCGGTGAAAACGCAGATTATCGGGGCGATTGACCGACTGAAAGAAGAGGCGGCAGAGCGAGTTCGTGACGATATGAACTACATGCTGACCGAGCGGATGATTGATTACAGGTCCGAGCATGAGCGGATGCTGTACTCCCTTGGCCTTTCTGGTGCGGCGTTCAAGAAGATCTATCCAAATCCCAGCACGGAACTACCTGCGGCTCCGTTTGTCCCGGCTGAAGACTTGATCATGCCTTACGGGGCGTCAAATGTTTACACAGCAGAGCGTGTGACCCATGTCATGCGCAAAACCGAGAATGAGATCAAGAAATTACAGGTAGCAGGTTTCTACAAAGACGTAGAACTGGGTGAGCCTGTACGTTTCTTTACTGACATTGAGAAGAAAAAGGCCGAAGAGCAAGGGTATACCCTTACCGATGATGATCGGTATCAGGTATTGGAGATCCACGTAGACTGGGACATGCCGGGGTACGAAGATGAAGTTCCTTTGCCGTATGTTGTCACGGTTGAAAGAGGAACCAACACCGTCCTATCCATCCGGCGAAACTGGAACGAAGACGACGACAAAAAACTCAAGCGACAGCACTTCGTCCAGTACACGTATATTCCTGGTTTTGGCGCTTATGGTCTGGGTTATATCCACCTTATTGGTGGTTATGCTCGCGCTGGCACTTCCATCATTCGACAACTTGTAGACGCTGGCACCCTGTCAAATTTGCCCGGTGGTCTGAAGAGCCGGGGCCTGAGGATTAAGGGCGACGACACGCCTATCGCTCCGGGCGAGTTCAGGGATGTGGACATTCCTTCGGGGAGTGTGCGTGACAACATCATGCCGCTTCCTTACAAAGAACCGAGCCAAGTTCTTGCGGCTTTGCTTCAACAAATCACGGAAGACGGACGCAGACTTGCTGCAATTGCTGATCTGAAAATCAGTGATATGTCTGCCCAAGCTCCTGTTGGGACGACGCTGGCAATTTTGGAGCGGCAACTCAAAACCATGAGCGCTGTTCAGGCCCGCGTTCATTCTTCGCTTCGGATGGAGTTCAAACTCCTGAAGGGCATCATTCGGGACTTTCTGCCAACCTCGTACCCGTACACCCCAGAAGGCGGGGATCGGTCGGTTAAACAGGCTGACTATGATGTAGTGGAGGTAATTCCCGTAAGTGATCCAAACGCCGCCACGATGGCGCAGCGGATCATGCAGTACCAAGCGGCGCTTCAGTTGGCCCAAGGTGCCCCACAAATTTACGACCTTCCTCAACTCCACAGGCAGATGCTGGAAGTTTTGGGGATTAAGAACGCTGAGAAGTTGGTGCCTGTTGAGGACGACCAGAAGCCCCGAGATCCTGTGTCAGAGAACATGAGTTTCCTGACAGGTAAGCCTACAAAGGCGTTCATTTACCAAGATCATCAGGCTCACATCACGACTCACATGAGCATGATGCAAGACCCGATGATCATGCAAATGATGGGCCAGAACCCAATGGCGCAGCAGATGATGGGCGCAGTGATGGCTCACATCGCAGAGCACATGGCGTTTGCTTACAGGCAACAAATTGAGCAGCAGCTTGGCGTTCCGATGACAGCGCCGGATCAAGAACTGGATGAGCAGACTGAAGTTCAGTTGTCTCGTCTGGTGGCCCAGGCGGCTCAACAATTGCTTCAGAGCAACATGGGTAAAGCGCAGCAGCAGCAAGCCCAGCAACAGGCACAAGACCCTGCATTGCAAATGGCTCAAGCTGAACTGCAACTCAAGCAAGCCGAGATGCAACGTAAAGCTCAAAACGACCAGATGGACTTCCAAATTGCGCAGCAAAAGCTGCAACTTGAGGCGCAACGGCTACAGCTTGAGGCCCAGAAAAATCAGGGGGAAGACCCCCGGCTAAAGGCTATGCGGGCGCAGCAGGAGTTGCAACAGAAGGAACAAGTCCACCAACAAAAGATGAGGCAGCAAATGCAGACCGATGCGATCAAAACTCGGCAGCAGATGATGCGTCAGCAAAAACCTCAAGCTAAGGAGTAAATATGACTACTGCGTTTGACGTAGTTATCAAAGAACTGGAAGAGCGCCGTGAAACCATCGCGCAGGCGCTTATCTCAGGTGCGGCAAAGGATTTTGCTGAGTACAAATTCATGACGGGTGAAATCCAGGGTCTTTCACGCGCTCATGCTTTCATAACCGACCTTGTGCGAAAGATGGAAAACGACGATGAGTGAACTACTCCTGAGCGACGGCCAAAACACCACCGTGTTGCCGCAAACTGATGAGGAAAAGGCCCGACAAGTGCCTGATCCGGTGACCTACCACTTGCTCTGCGTTCTGCCCAAAGCGGAAAAAGAGTACGAAAGTGGGCTGGTCAAAGCAGGGCAGACCATGCACTTTGAAGAGGTAATGAGTCCAGTTCTGTATGTCGCCAAGATGGGGCCAGACTGCTACAAAGATCCACTGCGCTTCCCCAGTGGGCCTTCGTGCAAAGTCGGTGACTTTGTGCTGGTTCGTCCCAATTCTGGTACGCGGCTAAAGATCCACGGTCAAGAGTTCCGCATCATTAATGATGATTCGGTTGAAGCAGTCGTAATGGACCCGAGAGGGATTCAGAAGGGAGGGCGCTAACATGACCGAATTCCAATTCCCGGACGAGATCAAGACTGAGAAGAAGGACGCGCCTGAAGAACTTCAGATTGAGATCGAAGGCGAAGCCGAGATTGAGGTCGTAGACGACACGCCTGAGCAGGACCGTGGGCGCAAGCCCATGAAGGAAGCTCCTGCGGAGGTCACGGACGACGAATTGTCTCAGTACTCTGAGGGGGTGAAGAAACGCATCCAACACTTCTCCAAGGGATATCACGAAGAGCGTAGGGCCAAAGAATTGGCTTTGCGTGAGCGTGAAGAAGCAGTGCGCCTTGCTCAGAACCTCGTGGAAGAGAACAAACGCCTACAGGGTAGTTTGGGCC